CGGGGATTTCCGATACCCATGCCAAAATCCAAAGAATTGGGAAAACGAAGATTGTCAAAAGCCATTTTGTGAGGCGACCGGAACATGTCCAGAAAAACTAGTGAAACAACATCAGACGAGCAATATGTAGATAAAACAACTCGCCGATTGACGCCAGCGGAACTTGATGCTCGACTTCGATTTATTGTCGGTTTGACGTTAGCCATAACGATGGTCGGGATTATCGCGGCAGTTCTTTTTTCATTGATTTTCGTAACTCAGCCAATTGATTCTCAAGCTCCAAATGATGCTGAATTTTTTAAATTGGTAACTCCCATCGCTACATTTTTAACAGGAGCATTGAGTGGGATAATGGTAACGAGCGGCGGAAGTAAACGAGAAGGCGAATGATGGACTACCAAACACTTTTTAACATCATCCTTGGCGTTGTGATGACGATTATTGGGTGGTTTGGCCGCTCCGTGTGGGAGGCTTCCATCGAACTCCGCGCTGACCTTTCGCGCCTGCGCGAAGACATCCCCCGCACTTATGTAGCCCGAGAAGACTACCGAGCCGACATCCGCGAAGTGAAGGAAATGTTGACGCGCATCTTTGACAAACTTGATTCAAAGGTAGACAAATGACTTTCGAGGAATCTTTCAAGGTGCTTATTGGGCACGAAGGTGGCTACAGCGACGACCGAAATGATCCGGGAAATTGGACGGGTGGCAAGGTGGGTGCCGGTGAAATGCTGGGCACCAAGTACGGCGTCGCTGCTAACTCGTATCCAATGGAAGACATCAAGAACCTGACGCTAGACCGAGCACATCAAATTTACCGCCGGGACTATTGGGACAAGTTGCACGCTGACGACCTCCCTAAGCAGGTGCGTTTTGCTGTGTTTGACGGCGCGGTGAACTCCGGTGTTGGTCAGGCTGCGAAGTGGCTCCAGCGTGCTGTTGGGGTTAAAGACGACGGGATTATCGGTCAGGGGACGTTGGCGGCAGTGCGAGCAATGGATCAGTACAAGCTCGCCGCAATTTTCAATGGTCAGCGCCTCAAATTCATGACTGAGCTAAAGGTCTTTGACAAGTATGGCAAAGGATGGGCTCGACGCATTGCCGAAAACCTCATTAACCTACCGTAGGGGGCACCATGAACCTGAAATTCTTCCTAGACCGAGCAAAAGAGCCCTCCACTTGGCGCGGCGCCGCCGTCATGGCGGGCACGCTGGGCGTTGGGGTCAACCCGGAGGCTATGCAGCAGATTGGTCTGGCTGTCGGCGCTGTCATCTCGGCCATCGAGATTTTCCGCAAGGAATGATTGATGAGCGCTGCCTTTGCGCCCATAATTTAGTCAAATTTTTCAGGTGCATGCTGTAGCAGCGGCCAAACTTAAGGGGTTCCGATGAGCTACACAATGACCTATGACAGTCTGCTAGTAGACCTCCGACGCTATCTGGAGCGCGGCTTCACGCTTGAGAGCGATGAAATCGTCTACGAGCAGTTGCCTCGGCTCATCACTCTAGCCGAGCGGCGCATTGCTCGAGAGTTGAAAATCGAGGGCTTCATCAAGGCCGTTACTACTCCTTTGGTGCCCGGCGTGGCTGTCTACATGAAGCCCGACCGCTGGCGCGACACCGTGTCCATGACGACTGTCGCAAACCCGCTCTTTGCCCGCTCCTATGAGTACATCCGCTCATATTGGCCAGACGAGGCTGAGACGGCGGCTCCTGCCTATTACGCCGACTACGATTATCAGCACTGGATTATTGCTCCGACTCCATCAACAGCTCAGACGGTTGAGATTCTGTTCTACGAGCAACCCAGATTCCTTGGCGAAGAATTCCAGACCAACTGGCTGACAGAGTACGCCCCAGACCTCCTTCTTTACTCCTCGCTCATTGAGGCAACGCCGTTCCTCAAAAACGACGAGCGTGTGCAGCTCTGGCAGGCTATGTACGACCGAGCGGCGCAAGCATTGAATGGCGAAGACCTGAAGCGAATCATGGATCGCTCAGCCAACAGGAGTGAAGCATGACCACATACACAAGCGTCTTCGGTGGCGCCAATATCTACCCATCCGAAATCAGTTATAGCGCTCTCACGCTCGATGCTGATGTGACGCTTAGCTGGCCAGAGGAAACCTCAACCAGCGAGAATCTTGCGACCAGAATCATCGACGTAGTTGATTCATCAGGAAGCTTCAGCATCTTCTTGCCGGATGCACAAAAGGCCGGCACCGGAGAAACTATCCTTTTTAACAATAAAAGCGCAGACATTTTTGTAGTCAAAAGCGCAACGGGCGTTCAGGTTGTCAACATTGCTTCAGGAACGCTGTGGCAAATCTACCTAACCGACAACACCTCAGAGGATGGCAGCTGGGAAACCCTGCAATATGGCGCTGCAACGTCAAACGCTAATTCCTCAGCATTGGCTGGGACTGGCATTGTTGCTGTCGGCGCCCTGCTTTCTCAGTCTGTGCCAGTCACCGGATTTTCTTCTAACTACTCAGCCGGAGTGACTGACCGAGCAAAGATGTTCAACTGGACATCAACGGGAGCTGGGGTGCTGACCCTGCCAGTTGCGGCTACAGCCGGAAACAATTGGTTTTGCTATCTCCGCAACAGCGGCGATGGTGCAATCGTCGCAACGCCTCAGGGCTCAGACATCATTAACAGTGGAGCGACGGTCAGCTTTCAGCCCGGCGATTCCGCAATCATTGCCTGCGACGGCATTGAGTTCTACACCATTGGCTTTGGCCAGAACGCTGTTTTTGCTTTTGACTACACCGTAATCGCCGTAGGCGGGACGGGTAATTACACCCTGTCAGGCAGCGAGCTAAATCGAATTGCGTACAACTTTACAGGCGTATTGACCGGCAACAGAACCATCATTGTGCCGGCAACCGTGCAGCAGTATTGGGTGACGAACTCAACGACTGGCGCGTTTACCTTGACGGTGAAAACCTCTGCGGGAACCGGCGAATTGGTTGCCTCTGGTCAGCAGAGAATTCTTTATTGCAACGGCACAAATGTTGTTCTTGCGGATTACAACTCTAGCACTCTGAGTAATCCGGTTCCTGTAGCGCAGGGCGGAACAGGAACAACGACCGCCGGAGGCGCCTTGATAAATCTTGGCGGCGGAGCAACCGGAATTTCTATTTTTGAATCGTTAACTCAGGCCGACGCTTATTCAGCGCTTGGCGTCGCCCAAGCCGGTAACATTGACGGCGGCGCGTTCTGATGCCTATTTCTACCGCCATACTTCGGTCGAATCCCGGCATCAAGCGCGACGGGACTAAGTTTGATGGCGATTTCTACACCGATGGGAAGTGGGTTAGGTTCCAGCGCGGCTTGCCGAGAAAAATTGGCGGCTATCGGTCAATCAGCAAGTATCTTTCCGAAATCTCACGGGGATTCAATAGCTTTACCCAGCAGGGACTTCAATACTGTCATTCCGGCAGCGCTGG